GGTTATTCTCCAAAGGAGCTATTGCTATATCAATATTCATATCTGCTATAAATTGAGGGTACTCTTGATAGCCCTCTGTGCCAATATGGTGGATTACCCTATCTTTACCTATCTTTTCAGTAACTATACCCGCCAAATGAAACTCAACTTGTGGATATTTTTCAAGGATTTCACTCATAAACTCCATTGTCATCGGTAAGTCCGTTATATGGGAACCAGAGCCGAACCAACCTATTCTTATTTTTTTATCCTTTTTACGAGTTTTTTTAATATTTTTCCATATCTTTCTATTAATTGAGTTTGGAATAATGCTTATTTTATTATTATAGGGCTTGACAGTGTCAGCTATCAATTGAGTTGAACAAATAATATGGTCGGCTTCTTTGATGAAATATTTATACAATTCTTGCCTTTCCTTAAAATGCTCATAGTTTGGATGCCCAACATTAATATTGAAAGGGTCGTCATCTAAATCAAGCACTAATCTTGAATTGGTTACTTCTCTGAGTACTAACAACTGTCTTACAACTTCTTCCCCATCCATCAACTTAGTAATCAATACTTCCCCCTTTTCTTTTAATTCCTTGATTGAGTTCGCTCCCTCAAGTCTGTACTCAGATTTTATTACATTAGCCCCCAAGTCTTCCCAGCCGTTAATAAGCCTATACCAACCAACTCCGCCATACTTGCCTTTTGAACCAGGTCTTCCCCAGTCTGTATTGATAGTTAATGTTTTTGCGGTTAATCCCATATTTTTTTATTTTCAGGACTTCTTTTAATTAATAAATACCAATTTTTAAGTTTGTGTTCGTACTCAAAAAAATTTCTGAACATAGCTTTATTATCCATAGTTCTATACCCTGCCTTGGAAAAAGCGTACATCCTTCTTGGTATAGTCATTAAGTGCTTCCTGTTGTACTGAACCGATAAAATGTCAGGTCTATTTTTCCAATAATCAAATTTATTATTTTTATAATGGAACCATAAATTGCACACAGGTTTTATTTTAAAACCTAGCCTATCGGCAAGTTTTTTAAATCTATTAGATGATAGCATATATGTCTTCAGCTTCAACTATCAATGTTAAAGAATTTTTTGTTTGCAATTTTTCAATATTAACAGCTCCAAAAAAATTAAATAATACAGTATCATTCTTATTTATACCTTTAATATTAGACTCCAATACTAATCCTTCTTGATTCGGCTCTTCCATTTTGGTCCCATCCGGTTTTTTCTTTTTTATTAATTCAACTTGGATTATAGCCTTGTTTGAAAATGGTCTCATTTTTTTAAATTTAAATTTTAATTAAATAATACTTTAGCATTCTCTGTAAAGGACAATAAATATATTGTCCTTTAACAAAACACTAATTATCTGTGATATATAACCCTTAACCAATTAGCATTTAGAACTTGCGCGGCATAAGCGTCCACCTTCCAACCTACTGTTCCGAACATATTTAATGGATTGGCAACCCCACCTGATTTAGAATCCTTAATTATCAGATATGAGTTATTGCTTCCTGCTACATCAACCTCCGCAACTGCTCCTTTGCCTGCGACAAAAGAAACATAACCTGTATCTGTTGCTGATGCTCCAAGTGTGGCTACTGATAGAACATTATTAGACTCAATACAATCACAACCTGCAAGCCTCTTAATTTCCATATTTTTAACTTGGTTTACGCCTTCATTAGAAGCATAAATATTGGTTGTTGTGAAATTCCCAACTGCACTATCTCCCATTAACTCGTCCCACCCATAACTATCAATTACAGCTCTATACGCTCCACCCTTAATTGTTCCTTCAGGAGCGTCAAATTTAGGAGCTTTTTGAAGTTTTAAGTTTTTAACAGCTGTTCTCAATGCTGACACTGTTACATAATCCGTAGCACCCACTCCCGTTGCTCCGCCGGCTCCAACATATTGAGCTGTTCCGCCTGAGAACATTACATTTCTTAAAATAGTGTCCATAGACTCTCCAGCCCATTGACCCATTGTTTCAGCTTTCTCTTTAAGCCCTGGGTCTATTGACGTTAGTTCGAAAAGAGAACTGATTGAATCATAGTCTCCATATTGCGCCAAAGAAGCGGTAACTGAAGCTGAAGAAAATGGAGTTCCTGTAGGATTTGTACCTTCTGTTAAAGAAGTTGTTTTCGGTGTAAAGGCTGTTTGTCTGGTAAAAGACACTGTTTTTCCTGAATTTTTTGGAATATTCTTTTTAATTGCCAAAAAATTATACACTTGTTCCATTATTAATCTTTCTAGATATACTTTATCGTAATACACACTCATCTCCGGACTAAGCGTTGATGTAGTGGAATTAGCTGATGTTGCAGCTGGCATATTATTATTGTATCTTTAAGCGTGCGGAAGGATTTGTTCCAATTCTTTTGAAGACATAGTTCTTAAGTCTTCAATAGAAAATCTTCTTTGCCCTCCTGATTGCCCGCCTGAAGATGTTGGTTGTTGTTTAATTTCAATTTTGTTATATGCGTCTTGTTGACCCTGAGCCCTAGCTTTACCAAACCATTCCACAGCGATTTCTTCATAAGGTTGCTCTTCTGATAAGCCAAGCCTTAAAATCTTATCTCTGAAAGGTTCGTATTCCGGGTTTTCCTTAATAAAACTATCCAGTTTTTTTTCTTCTTGAGCAAGAAACTTTTCAGTCTCTTGTTGTTCAATTTTTTGTTTCAAACTGTCAAGTTCATCAAAGACAGGAGCAAGAGGATTTTCATCATAATACTGTTGTTTTTTCTCTTGCTCAACTTGGGCTATTCTTGCCCGCAGTTGTTCAGGGCTAACATTAAATTTTTCTTGCAGTAAATCAGTAATGCTGGCTTTTTGACCTAGCTCACCTAATTTACTTTCAAGTTCCTTATACCCTTTTTCTAAATCTTCTTGAGATTTATACTTCCCTGCAAATAGGGGAGCCTCTTGGCTACCTTCAGATTGCTGACTTTCTTTATTTTCAGCTGTCTGATTTTCGCTTTTATTATTTTGGGCAATAGTTTTGTCGCCTGTGTCTTCATTTGAAGGAGGCGTATTTGTATTGTTGTCCATTTTTTTATATTATATAATTATTTATTTTGTAAATCAAACTTACTATTCTTATAATCGGTATTTATTTGTTTGAATAGTTTTATTATGAATTTCAAACCGATTTTTTTTCCCTTAACTTCAGAAAGTTCCCTTAATGATTGGCAATCGTAAGCGTTTTTAAGACTTTCCAATTCCGTAAATATCGGCTTGATAATCATTTCCTGAAAAGCTTCACTTTCGATATTGCCTTTAAGGTCTCTTAATTTATAAAATTCTTTTTCTTTTTCATCATTATTCATATTTTTTTTATAATTGATTACTTCCAGGAGTCGGCAACATTTGAGGATCTAGCGACTCTTGTTGTGCTTGCATTCTTTCTTGCTCTTCCATCATTGGATCGCTTTCCGCTATTATGTCATCAATATTCTGCTCTCCTTGTCTCTCTGCTATTCGTCTCAGCAATGCTCTCTTTTCTTTATTTGTCAAAATATCGGCTGATAAGTTTAATAAATCAATGAGCCTTCTGCTTTGTAAATTTTTATCCTGTGTCACATTGGTCTCCCCCTTAACAGTAATATCCCATTTTACTTTATTTGCTTCGTTAACTAATAGAAGATAAATATCCTCACGAGATTCCTCGGGGAATATCTTCAATATATCGGAATCAACACTCTGCAATCTTTTTAGTTCCATATCTAACAACATTTTTCCTAATTCTGCAAAGGATTTTTTAAATCTTCTAACGATTAAGTCAAATCTTCTCGAGACATTGCTTTGAGCTATTTCATCTTGCCCGAGTGTCTTATTCGAAGTTGAGCCTTGAATTAAATCACTGGCTCCACTCGCCCTTTTATGCTCATCATCCACCTTGTTCATTAACTCAATTATGCCCTGTTTCAAGTCTGGGAACATTATCGGTCTAATGTTATCGTCTAAACTTCCTTTATCTAAGTCGACGGCTATACCTCCGCCCGGCTTAGCCACTAATTGACTTTTGTTAACGTTAGCCCCCCTGCGAAAAATAAACATCGGATTATTAGCTAGTATGACATTATCCAAGGATTGATTTAACAACCGATAAAATAAAGTGCCTAAGCCTTTCACATTATGCCCAACGCCGAAACCATCGAACCTGTTCGGGAATGGTTTCTTTTCGAAGACAAATTTAACAGCGTTAATAACTCCATCATAATTTTTGGAGTCCCGCAAAACTAAATCCTTCTCTCCCCTAGCGATTGTAATAATCCTATCCCTAGAGACACTTTCAACTATCTCAATGAGTCCATCCCCGATAACATTACTTGAATTATTTTGAGCAATTGAGTAAGTAGAATTGTAACCTGTTTTAGTATTTTTATTTTTTGCTTTGAGTTCATCCCGATTAAGTTTGCCCAGCTCGTTAGTATAGTTATACATCTTATTTTTTTTGACATTTTCCAGATTTAAAATTAAGCGAAAAACTAAACAATATTGCTCCTTAACCGAACTGACATTGGGATTATAAAATATATCTAATATCTCAGGGACCTCAAGTGTCGGTTCGTCAATTATAGGTGTCTCAGTGCCATCTTGGTTCTCCTTAGTTTGAAAATTCCAGTTTGGTCTGATAATCGAAAAACCGAATACCACCGCTTGATGAACCCAATCTTCTATTTTATTATAATAATCCTCTATGTGTGTGAGTCTCCAATTAAGAATTTTCTCAATTATATAAGCTAATGTCTTATCATTATCTTCCTGCCCCACAACTTCAAACTCAGGATCCCCCGAAAAAATAAAAGGCTTGATAAAATTAACCTCCGTTCTTAATTTCGGAATTGTTTCAGAATTTTTGTAGGGAGTTCTGGTATTCGAGTCCTCCCTCCCAATATAGGTGTTACTAATTTCATCTATAACCTGCCTATCAGTAGACGTGTATTGTGTATATTCAGTTATTTTTTTCAAAACAGAGTCGAGCAATTGCTGTTCGTTTTCCTTTTCGCTTTTCTTTTTCTTTTCTTTTTTGTAGTTCATTTTTTAAAAAATTATAATTTAAAGTAAGTTCCATAATGATCAAAGTACGGGTCGGGGGTTTCTATGTTATTGGCGTTCTCATCTGGAGTAATAGCCCAGTATCTCATCATATCGGAACAATGGCTTGACCAGTCGTGCCGAGGATTATTCCTGTAGACTTTATTTTTTTCGTCAAAATCTTTGCTGTAGTTTTTAATCGCCTTAATTGCCCGCTGACAATTTCTCGAATCAATCCAAAGACTCCCAAGCCTAACCCTTAATGCGTCGATACCATCCTGAACGCTCAACATCGGCACTACTGATTTTATTTTTTCATTTTCCTTTTTAACTTCAAAATTTATTCCAAGATTGCAAGCAGTCTCATATCGGCTCTTGCCAGTTCCAAGTTCCCTGACGGTGATGTCGTGCGGAGCGTAATGTTTCCCATACTGATAATTTTTATTTTTCAAAATCTGGATGTAATAATTCAATCCTTCGCCACTTCCTTCTTCGTAGTCAATCATTCGCCACTCTTTGCCATTTTTCTGGAAAAAACCGATTGTCATAGAGTCATTAATTCCCAAATCCCACCAAGTGTCGACTAATAGATTACTCTCGTACGGGACCGTGGTAATTCTGCCTTCTTTTTCCATTGTATCGATTAATTTATGGTAATAATTTCCGCTGACGCCTGCAGTGAAAGAACAAAAATATTCCTGTAAAAAAATACTGTCATCCCCATTTTTCGCAATGATTTCTTTTCTTTCTTGCTCTATCGCTTTCTTC